AATACTATCACACTACCAGATGCAACTGGGACAGTGGCTTTAACATCTAATATTCCTACTTCTGGTATCTCAAGTGGTAATGTAGCAACTTTCACATCTGGAGTTGCAGACAATGATTTTTTAAGAGTTGATGGGACATCTGTTGAAGGCAGATCTGCAAGTGAGGTTTTGTCTGATATAGGTGGTCAAGCCTCTTTAACATTTGGAATATCAAACACAAATGCAGTAAAGATAGATAGTTCTAGTGTTGCAGATGATGAGTTTGCAAGATTCACTGCAAATGGTTTAGAAAGTAGAAGTGCATCAGAGGTGCTGTCTGATATAGGTGCAACAAGTGCTACAGATGCAGCAAACGAGGCAACAGCTTTAGCAATAGCGTTAGGATGATAACATGGCAAATACATTTAAATTATCAAGTAAAGCAGGAGTGACAAGTGCAGATGTGATTTACACAGTTGCAACTAGCACAACAACTATAATCTTAGGTTTGATATTAGGAAACACAACGACAAGTCAAGTTACTGCTACAGTAACATTAACATCTGATACTGGTAATAGAACAAATGCTAATGATGAAGTTAATCAACCAGTTGAACTTATTACAAATGCACCCATACCAGCAGGATCATCACTTGAACTTTTAGCTGGTAATAAAGTTGTACTAGAGGCAACAGATAGCATATCAGTTAGTGCAACAGGTGCAACAGATGTTGCTTTATCTTACATGGAGATTACATAATGCCTTTTATTGGTAAAGGTCCAGTTACGACTTTTGAAGCTACAACTGCTGTTCAGAGATTTAATGGAGACGGATCAGATACAACATTTACATTAAGCAGAACTGTAAGTTCGGTTCAAGATGTTCTTGTATCTGTTGATGGTGTTGTTCAAGATACATCGGCATACACTATACCAGATGGCACAACATTAACATTTACTGCCGCACCTTCAAGTGGCACAAATAATATTTTTGTAAACTTTCTTGCACCACAAACTGGCACAGTTACACCAGCAGATGAAAATAAGGGTAACTTTAAAGGTGGTGGATTGTTTAGAACAAACGCACAATCTTTAACATCAAATATAACTATACTTGCCACAGAGAACGCACAAGTTACAGGTCCGTTAACAGTTGCATCTGGTGTAACTCTTACAGTTGAAAGTGGTGGAAGGTTGGTGACTTCGTGAGTGAAATATTTGTAGATACAATACGAAAGACTGGTGGTTCACTAGGAACAGATATTAGAATTAAAAATACATCTGTATATGAGTCTGATGGTGGTACAAGTGTTACACAGAATTTGGTTAAAGCAGTATCAAAGATGTATGTAAGACACAATCAAGCAAATAGTGTAGAAGAAAGTTTGAATCAAGCATCTATAACGGACAACGGAACAGCCGATTACACCTCAAGTTTTACAAATAACATGGCTGATACAAATTATATTTTTGGTTCTGCAAACGAAGGTGGAACAGATTACTATAGAAATACTTTCTTGGCAACTGTTGCAACAAGTTCAATGCAACATAAAGTTAGACTTCTTAATCAAACATATTTTTTAACATTGGATATCGGCAAAGTTATGTTTCATCTTTTAGGAGACTTAGCATGAGTACCATTAAGACAAACACCTTAACAGGTACAACTTCAGCAGGTAGCATAAATGTTACAGGAGAGGGTGGATCTACCACAACTAACTTACAACAAGGCTTAAACAAAGTATGGTGTCATTACGACCAAAATACTGATAATGTTGCAAGAGATAGTTTGAATGTGTCCTCACTTCAAGATGATACGACTGGTAACATGACAGTAAACTATACAAATAATTTTAACAATAATTTTTATGCAGTCTCTTGTTGCATAGAATCAGGTGCTTATGGTTCTGTAATGGTTATAGGTCATAGTGGAGACCCTGTGAATGATTCTACAGAAATGACAACTGCTCTCACACAATATGAAACTAGACATAATTTACATAGCACACCTGCTTTGTTTGACCCAGATGCAGGTATGCTTCATATATCAGGAGACTTAGCATAATGGCAAACGGAACAATAGCATTTGATACATTAACAACATCTGGTCAAATAAAAGGTAGTACAGAAAAATCTATTAATACAGATTTTGCTCTGTACGGAACAAACAAAGCATGGTTTTGGGCATTTAATTTTGCATCGGCAGATGACAGTTTTAACATAACATCAATAACAGATGATGCATCAGGCAAGTGTAGTCCACAATTTACAAATATTTTTGTTAATGATGACTATGCTTGTGCAGGCACATCTTCTGACCAAGATGGAATTGTAAATCTTGATAGAGATTTACAAACAACTTCAAGTATTCAAAACACACATGTAGGTGATTTATTAGGAAGTGGTGTTAATAATGATGCTACTTTTGGTGTAATGTATTGTGGAGCTTTAGCATGAATAAAATAAAAACACCTAAGTTTCAAGGCACACATTTATGGGGCAGATTATGTTGGGCAAAAGAAAACTTAGAAGGTAAACAATCAGACTATCGTATTGTATGGGAAGACCCAGATAAACCAGAAGAGTGTTCTAAGGTAACTGTGCCAGACCCTAACTGGATGGCTTGTGCATTACAAGGCGGTATACTACCACCAGTAGAAGTGTATTGGCTCTTAGCAGAAGATGAAGCAAAGCCAGATTTTAAAAAACATACAAGAGGATATTTATTGCATAACACAAAACCAGTAGAGGCAATGACAGAAGAGCAAGCAATAGAATATTTAATTATGAAAGACATACCACAAAGAGTGTGGAGAAATTATGATAAAGCTAATAAACCAAGATTAGTAATTTGTAAAAAGGATCAGTTACCAAGCACAAGAGAATGGCGTAACGCTTGGAAGATTGATGAAAATGTAGTAAATTTAGAAGAAGTAGCATAAGGAGTAAAAAATGCCGACAACAAATATAGTAGATAAAAATGGTGTTACTGTAGATGCTTCTACAGTTACTAAGCCATCTGATAGACACTTTAGGGGTGCTTGGGTCGTAGACTCAGACAAGAAGGTCATATCAGAAGACATGACTGAAGCTAAGAAGATCTTTCAAGATAAGATTAGAGAAGTCAGACAGCCTTTGCTTGAAGCAGAAGATGTAGTGTACATGAAAGCATTAGAAGCAGGAGATTCATCTGCACAGGCGGCTAGTGTCACAAAGAAAAAAGCACTAAGAGATGCACCAGCAGCCAAAGCTATATCTGATGCAGACACAATCGTAAAGCTAAAAGCAGCATGGGATACATCTGTATTAGGCGATAGTCCATACGCATAGGGAGTTGTAATGGCGTTAACTAAGATAGGTCCAGGTGCATTTCCATCAGGTTCGATTATTCAAGTAGTTGCTACAACTTCTACGACAGCAGTAAACGATGCAGGTGCTTTTACTTCATTTGGAGAAATAAGCACAAATTTTAGAAGAGCAATTACACCTTTGTTTGCAGATAGTAATTTATTACTAGAAGCACAGTTTATGTTTAATCAACACGCAGGCTCAGTATCTTTAGTACAACAAGCAAAATTTTATGATGTAACAAATTCAGCAGATGTTTTTGTAGGCGAAGAATTAGGAAGTAGAAATAGATGCACGATATCACATAGAGCTTCACATTATGATGCAAATGATCCAGATCAAATGACCATGAGAGGATTTATTCCAGCAAGTAACACAACTGCTAGAACATACACAATACACTTTCGTTGTGAGGCTTCTGGAACCAATTATGATTTTAATCAATCACATGGCGACACCACTTCTTATGGATTTTCTTGTCCGTTTATTTTTACTATAAAAGAAATTAAAGGATAAATTATGCCTTATATTGGAAGATCAGAAAATTTTGGAGTGAGAAGTAGATTTCAGTATCAAGCCACCGCTAGTCAAACAAGTTTTAGTGGATCGGATGCTAACTCTTTATCTCTAAGTTATAATGATTCAAGGTACATGGATGTCTATCAAAATGGTGTATTGCTTGTACCAGGCACAGACTATACTGCAACCACTGGCACGACTGTCGTTTTAGTTCAAGCCGCGAGTTTAAACGATATAGTAGAAATGGTTGTCTATGATGTCTTTACAGTTGCCAACTCTTACACAAAGAATGAGTCAGATACAAGGTATCCTTTCAAAGGTAACAATAGTATAATTAGATTAAATGGTCAGACAATTAGTGCAGACATAACCATAGATTCAGATGAGAATGGCGTAAGTGCTGGACCTATAACACAATCAGCGACAGTTACTGTTAATGGTTATTGGAGTATTGTATGACAAGTCAACTCAATGTAGATACCATTGTAGATAAGGCAGGTAGTGGTGGTACAAATGTTAAGGTAGCTAATACATCTACTTATGTTTCTGATAGTGGTGGTGCTACGCAGAATACTGTTCAAAGTTTATGTAAACATTGGGGCAACCTAGATGGCACTGGAACTATATCCATAAGAGATAGTTTCAATACATCATCAGCAACAGATATTGCAACTGGCACATACAGATTCGATTACATAAACGATTTTGCAAACTTAAATTATAGTCTTCAAGAGTCTGTTAATGAAACAACTGGTGGTGAAGGTAATTTAAATAGATATTCTGCTATTGATCAAGTAGAAACAGGTTTTTGTAGATTTGGTGCGACATTTAGTTCAAGTTATTTAGATGTAGATGAACTTTATACAGCAGCATTTGGAGACTTAGCATAATGGCTAGTGAACTTAAAGTAGATAAATTTACAGGTGTAACCACAGCAGGTTCTATTCTTGTTACAGGTGAAGGGAATAGTACAACAACTAATCTGCAACAAGGGTTGGCTAAGTGTTGGATTAATTTTGAAGGTGATGGAACTATTGCAATTTCAGATAGTTTTAATGTTAGTGGTATAACAGATAATGGAACTGGAGATTACGAAATAGCTATTAATAATGACATGAGTAATGCCAACTATGCTGTAGCTTATTCAGGAACACATGATGGAGGTTCGTATACTTCATATATAGCTACTGACCATGATGACCCTCCAACCACATCAAAAATAACTGTAAACTCAATGAACTCTGGTACTTCATATGTAGGAGATCACGAGCTGCTTTGTGCTACAATACAAGGAGACCTCGCATAATGGCTAGTATATTAAGAGTAAACACATTAACAGATACAAGTAGTAATAATAGTGTTGCTACGAGTGTAGTTTTTGGTGGAACGGCAAAACTTTGGATAAACTATGATGGAACTGGCACCATAGCAGCTAGAGATAGTTTTAATGCAGGTTCTTTAACAGACCACGGAACGGGAGAATATACAGTTGCACATACCAGTAGTATGGTAAATGATGATTATGCTACCTCTACTGAAGGAACTTATGCAGATGGAAATACATCTTATAAAAACGATTTTGCTATAGTTAACCCATCTCGTGCAGTTACAACACCTTTAACTACAGGTGCAACTAGAATGACTAATACAGCGAGGTCAGCGTCATCTGGAGCAACAGTCTATGATGTAGCTAATATATTTTTTGCAATATTTGGAGACTTAGCATGAGTAAAGCAGCAGAATTAGCAAAGATGGGTGAAGTCCTAACCAACAGTCAGATTGGTGGGCGAAGAAATATTGTAATTAATGGAGCAATGCAAGTTTCGCAAAGAAGCACAAGTGCATCATCTATTACAGCAACAGGTTATCATGCCTTAGATAGATTTAAATTATTATACACTGATGCAGGAACATGGACAATGTCTCAATCATCAACAACTCCCAATGGATTTGGCAACAGTTTAAAGTTAGATTGCACCTCTGCTAAATCTTCTTTAGCTTCAGACAGTAGATTATTTTTAATGACAAGTATAGAGGGTCAAGATGTTCAACAATTTAAAAAAGGTACATCTGATGCTGAACAATACACACTTAGTTTTCATGTTCGTTCTAATAAAACTGGAACTTATCAAGTCAATATTGAAGATAATGACAATATAAGAATAGTAGGTTCAACCTATACAATAAGTTCGGCTAATACATGGGAGAAAAAAGAGATTACCTTTGTAGCAGATACAACAGGTGCTTTTGCAAATGATACTGGAGATAGTTTAGCTATAATGTGGGCATTAGTCGCAGGAACAGATAACTCATCTGGTGCAGTTCCTACTGCATGGGAGTCTAAAGTTAATACAGACAGAGGTGCAGGTTTAGGAGTTAATCTTGCAGATAGCACGGACAATGAATGGTACATTACAGGAGTACAACTTGAAGTAGGCTCACAAGCCACACCATTTGAGCATAGGTCATTTGGGGAAGAACTACAACTTTGCCAAAGGTATTATTATGAGAGATGTGGTTCAGGAACTGCTTTAGGTGTTGACCCATATCATTGGGTTATGAATGGTATTGCTTACAATACAACATTAGGAGTAGGTGGACTTGGTTTTCCAGTTAATATGAGAGCAACTCCTACTCTTGGGTATAGTGCTGTAGCACATTTTCAAAAAAATAGTGCAGGTCGTGGAGATGCTGTAACTGCGATAAATTTGTATGATGGAACAGAAAACGCAACGACTGCAACGGCATATATTCAATTTAATAGTAGTAATTCTACAGCAGGTGGAGCATTTATGCAGACTGTAAATGCAAGTGCTAGACTTAATTTTGATGCAGAATTATAGAGGTAATTATGGTATTTAAAAATGCACAATATATAAAAGGTGTTAATGATAGAGTTGTTGCTATATCAGCAGTTGCAGATGGTAAAAATGTATCTATACCAATAGTCATAGGTAATAGATATTATGATGAAATAAAAAAACAACTAGATGCAGGAACACTAACTATCAAGGATGCCGAGTAATGTTTGGCAACTCCTCTTTTGCTGAAGCCGCCTTTGCAAATGTAGGGGGTGTTGTACAAATAGCTACAGCAGAAATGAGTGCTCTTGGCACTAGCTCAAGCATAGGCTCTGGAATACTTGTTGGTGTTTCATCTTTAAATGGAAACTTTACTCAAACAACAGCAGGCATATTTATTACTGGCAGTGTTAATGCTGAAGTTAGTTCTAATTTTACACAAACTACTGAAGATATAAAGGTAGTTAACTTCACAGATGTTACCATGTCTAGCATCTTTACTAAGACAACAACTGGTATAACTATACTTTCTGGTGTGTCTTCACAAGATTTAAATTTTACAAAAACAACTTCTGGAGATATACTGTATGTAGCTATTGTGCCAGAAGCAAATGAGACTTATACTGAGATAA